AGTGAAATAACCGTAATTCGGATCAAGAATTAAACATTCTGTGTTGTACCACTGACTAGAGTTCATCCCTTCAGAACCGCTAAAAGTGCCAGCAGGGGCTACCTGACCTCTAACTTGAGTCTGAATCTCATAATATTGAGCAGATCCATCAGCCAAAAAGAATAAAAGATAGTCGTTTACACCTAAATTTACTGAACTGAAATAAATAATTTCAGAAGTTTGGATAACTGCATTACCGCCTGAATCTTTAACTAAAACACTTGTTGGAACAATATGCATATTGCCGTAACCAATTGGCTGGGCATTTTCAAGCCATGCAAACTCCTCGGTTTCAATAGCCGTGCGATTAGCTTGGGTGTTTATTCCCTTAAATTGCTTAATGACTTCATAGGACTTTTTCTGTTCTGCTGATGCCATGATTAGTAAGGTGAGCTATATACGGAAGGTACTCTGCGGGTAAATACTGTGTTGAGTACAGACTGAGCGTGCTTGTTGTACTCTTGTTTATAAATCTCGGCTTCCCCATACGATTGCTCATAGTACTTAGCCAAATAAGCTGCGTAGAACTGTACAGGACTTGTATAAGGATCGTTAATGACATCGGTAGTGCTAGGTGAGCTTAGGCTCAACGGGTTAGGCAATACCACGCAATCAATCTCTAATTGATAGACTTGATCTGGTACTGGTCCGATGTAAATCTGTTGTTGACCATAAATACTAAATGCCAATGGTCTGCCAATGTAATTTTGCCAAAATCTTAATCGTGCATTGAAATCACTCCAAGCTAAGTAATCCATCGGTACACGGGAGTTTCCCCAGTACAGGTTGATGTTAACAATATCTAGCACCGTATTGCCGTTAGATGGCGTTAAAGGTGATGTTCCCATCAAGTAGGTCAAGGCTGGATAGCTAATATTCTCGCAATTACCAACATAAGTTAATCCACAAGTGCCGTTTAAGAACTGACCGCTTGGTGGATAGTTGTTGTAATTGTTTTGAGTAGCTTGTGGATACGGAGGCGCTGTACCGCTAGTAGTACCAGATTGAGTTACTTGATAGATGTAGATATTGCTAAAAATGAATTGTCCAGCAGTGTAAGCAGTATTTGCTGCCCAGGCTGATGGATATTGTGGCGAAACTCCGCCAATGGTCGCTGTAGGAGCAACCATACATGGTGTTTGTGTAACAACGACTTCTCTTAACGCTCCAGTATCACGAACTGTTCTCTGACGAGCTTCGTTAATGTAATCCGTTAACTGTGAAGGAGAGTAGAAGTTATTGTTGGCATCATGAAGCAACCTTTGGACTTGCGTAAGGTATGAATTAAGTGTTGCCACTGGTTACCTTTCATAAGTCATGCTACCGCCTGTAGGACTTTTCCCCTTGCCTTCCTTTCAGACGGCAGGGGTACTCTTTCCACCAACGGGGATATAGATTGGTTCTTTTTTGGAGCTTCAGATGAAAAATCCCACTGAGAAAGAATTTCTAAACCTTTTTCAAGGTCATTAGATGTAATGATCCATCCGAGTCTTGCCAAATACGGCTCTTTGTTCTCATCTCCATAACCAAAAATGTGACGAGCTACTTCAATAGGAAGCTCTACAGTTTCACCTTTAGGAAAAGTGTAAAAGACTCCAGCGTAGCCATCTTTTAACTTTTTGTCAGAATTATTAGTTACGAAGATTGAGGACATATTTAGAACTTTACAACATCGCCATATACGCTAATTGTGGCAGTGTTAGTGTTACCACTAGCAGTGTTCACATTTACATATAAGGCTTGGGTTACATTGCCTGAAACAGGAACTGAGGCTGCATAAGGAGCTGCAATTGTTAAATCAGTGAACTTGTTTACACCGTTGATCTGAGTTAACGCCACATTCGCTACAACCACATTAGAACCTGCTGCATCTGTTGAAATTGAAACATACGCAGAAGATACATCACCAGACGGGTTAGAAACCGTAATTCTACGGAGAATAACCGCACCTGATGTTGCAGTTGAACCTGATTGTGTTAAGCCACCTCCAAGAATAGGCAATGTAATACCAGTAACGGTAGCATTGCCTACTGTATTGAAGGAAACATTTTGAGCTACAGCAATGCGACCATTCCCGAAACTATCAAGGTAATACTGTGATACTGAATCTGGATTAGCCATTACTGATCTCCTTAGCTTGCGTTGAATGTACCACTGACTGGCAAGCCACCGTTTACAGTAGCTAAAGTCAATGTTGCAGCAGTAGATGCGTTTGCAGCCACATTCACACCGTCAGCAGTAATCCAACCGCCAACGCCTGAAGCAATCACAGTTGACCATGTTGCAGCGTTAGAAGTTGCGTTATAAGCTGATACAGCAGAAATGCTCACATTAGCTGTTGGGAACACGATGTAGTTACCAGCAGGGATTACAACACCGCCTGTTGGAACTGACAAAGTAGTTAACTGCCAAAATGCGCCTGGTGTATTCGCATAAGTACCTGAAATCAGGATTTTATTATTACCTAGTGCCATGTTATATGCTCCTTATAGTGAAATAGAGTTATAACCCTGCACACGGGTCATTGACTTAGGCTTGGTGCTTACCAATTCGGCAATCATCAAAACTGCGCCAACATAACCGATCTGCCAGTTAGGAAGTGTGGACTCAAAACCAGTAAATACGAATGAACCTTGATCGTGGATATAAAGGCTCATGTAGTTGCTGTTAATGAAGTACAAAGTACCTTCTGGGCAATATGGGTCTGGATAGATTGGAACACCAGCAACCATCAAAGCACGGAAAGCTGCTTGAGGACCGTTGGAATCGCTATCAAAGCCGTGTCCTGGGGTAATTACATACTGTTCTTGACCAACATAGTCTTGTGCCAAGAGTGTCCATGTACCGAAACCGCAAACACCAAAAGTAGGTACTTCAGCACCTTTCTTAACTGTACCAGAAATGTATTGAAGTACATTTTGACGAGTTGGGTTTACAGAACCAGCGTTGTACACCTTAGACTGCCACCATGTATAGGTAGAACGGTTGATGTTACCGTAAGTCTGCATATTTGTACCATCATCAATAGCGCCTGGCAAGCCAATGAACTGTTGAGTGTTGGTGTAGTTTGTGTAAAGTGCTGTAGCCATCGCATCCATCATCACATTGGTTGCATCGTTCATACGAGCTTCAATGAGAGGAATGATTGCGTAATCTTGCTGAACTGCACCTTCCATACCGAGGAACGGTACTGGGGCAATCATCAATTTCAAGTTGAACTCAGCATTAAAAGCACCTTGCTGAACTGCTGGCTGATTGAATGAACCAGAGTAGTCAGACCACTGTGCGTTAACAAACTGAGCGCCTTGAACTGGCACGGTTACTTGGGATACACCGCCTGAAGCAGATTGACTGTTAGCAATCAACGCAGCCATCAATGGTGTGCTGTTATAAAGTTGTACTACCAGCTTGGGGATAAACGCTCTACGAGTTACATAAGTAAGCTCATTGTATTGGCTTGATCCTGATGCTGGGACTATTCCGCCACCTATAGGCATAATAATTCTCCGTTAAAAGTAAATATCCCCATTTACTGCTGTTTAAATACCAATTGGTCGAGTGTTTTTACGCAACTCTTGCAATGCTTTTGATGCCTCATCCCTTGCGCCCATCTGTGGGTTTTTCCAATACTTAGAAAGGTCAAACTTATTCAGTGCGCTTGGGTTATACCCCATTGCCGAATTAGGCGTTGGAGCTGCTGCTTGATTCATCCAATCGAAGTACTCGGCTGCTGTTTCATGATTGGTCATGCCTTTTTCAAGCATCACTTTTTCAATTTCAGCAATTTCTTTTTCAGAGCGATTTAACTTTGCTCTGCGTTTTTCAAGTTCTTCTCTTGCATCTCTATCACGCAATTGAGCCTCTAATCTCATTACCCGTTCTTCAGCAGCGGTCACCTTTTTATTGGTGTAATCCTCAATCTCAAGTTCAGGAATGGACATTTCAGGCTTGACCTGTTTAGTCATGCGTAAAAATTCTTTGCGTGTTTGTGGGTTATCAGCTAATTGCTTAGCCAACATTGCCAACTCATCACGCTGTTCAAACGAAAGATCTTCTAAACTCATTTCATATCCCCTTATTTATTAGATAACTTTCTTTGTGTCACCAGGATGGGACATCGACATCATATTCTTGTAACCGCCCTTGGTAGGACCAGTTAAGCCACCAAAATCGGCAAAGCGTGGAGTGTTGATAACTTGACCGTTTTTCTGATTGTTGTCAGTTGGTCTGCGTGGAAGCGCAGCGCCACGAGGTTTAAATAATTCCATGATAATTCCTTATTGTGGAGTTGCAGAAGGCATACCACCAGGCAAACCACCGCCAGGAGGAGGTGGCATACCACCGCCAGCACCAGAAGGAGCAGGTGGAGGAGGCATACCGCCAGGTGACATACCAGGGATTTTCGGAGCTTGTGCCATTGCTTTTCCTTCAGCCGTTGCTCCACCAGCTTGAGGTAATGTTTGCAACATCTGCATAATTTCAGTAGGTTGCAATTCATTTGTTTTGGATTTCTTAGGACCAATCACACGGTTAAGTGTATTGATCGCAGCTAAAATTTGCCTGCCTTCATCAGAATCAGATCCTACAGCAGGTAAGGCTTGTTCTAACAAGTCTTGAGCCATCGAGAGATTAATCATCGAGGCTTCACGGTTACCCATCTTAGGTTCTGGGGTACTCATAGGAGATCCCATTGGAGCAGCGCTATTTTCGGACATTCCTACAGGCGCTTCAGGAGCTGGGGGAGTTCCACCAGGTGTAGCACCATCCCGTTGGCTTTTAATCATTTGCATCAGTTGGTCTGAAGGTACGCCCATAACTTTTTCCTATTAAGTTTCTCTGTATCGTAATCTTAAACTATCAATTGTCAAGTGGGGGGATATATTTTGCTTCCCTCCCCCCAGGGAGGGTTTTCGGTCTGTCCGAAGTAATCAGAGGGTTTTAGCCCTCATAAGATTACTTGCGAGCTTTACGACCTTTGCGTGCTTTGCGTGCCATGTGAGTATTCTCCAGTTAGCAGCGGTCACCTACTTTACAGGGGAGGCAGCCACACCCTTTCTTCCCGTGAAGGAAAACTTATTAACGCTTAGACTTGCGTGATTTTTTGTGAGCTTTACGCACAATAATCTCCTAGTTATTAACTATCCCCTAATTGCCCTGCCCATATTCCGAACTTTCGGACTACGGTTAAAACTCGGACTGCTTTGAGTACGATACTCCAAACCTGGACCTTTATCACCTCTTTTTAAAGATTCAGTAGAAACTTTTGGCTGGTCAGCCTTAGGTGCGATTGATTGTGCCATTAGCCTTCCTTTTTATGTTGCTTCTCTTTGGGAGCGCCAGCAGGAGGCTTCTCTTGACCTTCACCTTGAGCAGCAGCTTGCTTTTCACGCTTTTTTAATTTCTCTATGAGTAATTGTTTACCTGGAGCTTCCACCATGTCAAGTAAAGATTCTTTGTCAATTGCGCCAGCTTTAAATAAATTGAACGCCAATTGCTTTGTATCTTCAGTAAAGATTGGGCTGTTAGAGTGAGCATCAACTTTAACAACATAATCGTTAGTAAACTGCTCTGCAATAAACGGCACGCCTTCAGTATCTTTGTAATGTGTTGGGTCATAGGCTTGCATGAGCTTGAGATACAGTGTTGCTACCTTTTCCAAGCTATCTTCCACAATCAAAGCCCGTTTTTTAGCTCTTGAAGAACCTAAACGAGCTAATTGGCTTGCATGACCAGCCGATCTTACACCAGACTCGCCTTTACCTTGCAATACATTGCCAATACCTGAAACTTCTTCAAACATTGCGCTAATTTCGTGGATAACCTCAAAAAGATCAGGTGGCATCTGCGGTGCAAGGCGTTCAGCCTTAGCGTTGGGCATATCTGAGCTTAAAAGACCACCAGGACGGTTTAATGCAAAGTTTTTCTCATCCAAGATGCCAGACCAGCCTGTCAACGCTATTGGAGGGCTAACTTGCTTGGACAATAGATCCAAAATCTCTACCCAGCGCACATTGAGCAAAGTTTGAAGCTGCATGAGCTTTTGAACTTCCGATGCGCCCCAAAAATAGGTTGGCAATGGGTTTGGGCAGATCTGAACAAATGGACATTCGCCTTTAAGGAACAAGGATGCACCTGGTCGGTCATAAATAATAATTCCAGGAGCTGCGCTAGTTACCACTTGATAATCAGAAGTGTCATCATTCCACACCCACAACTCAGTCATCTCTACTGTATCTTCAGCTACTTGAGCTTTGTAGCGATTTACTCCATACAGATCAAGGTTGATGTTGCCATAGATAGTCGGATTGGTTTGACTCATCACAATACGATTTACTGCTTCAGGAATCTCTGATTCATTAACTCTTGTGCCAGTCGTGAGGCGCTTTACGATGTCATCACGCTTTGGATGGGAATACAGACGGGCATATAGCTCCGACTTTGTCATGTAGTAAGTTTGTACAATGGCTTCTTGCCTGTCTGTATAAGGGGTGTCCTCACGCAATATGCCGATAGAATCAGGCTCGATCAGGTAAGGATTAATGCCGTTGTTATAAACCAGCTTTACAAAGGTGGTGTTATAAACCAATGACCAAGTCAACGCAGTCGAAAATACTTGGTCTGCATTGGAGTTAAGCCACTCGTCATTGAGTGCTTGAGTCAATCGTGGTGTTTTGCGCTGCTCCATATCGTGGACTGAAGCGCCCAATTGTAAAGAGAAGCGGGTTGTTTCCGAGCTATAGAGGAAGCTAGTAAGCTGATCTAAGTGCGGATTGATCTTGTTGAAATAGGCTGGTGGTTCTTCAGGTCCAGCGCCAAATAAATAATATGCCCGCTGAGTGGTGTAATCACCTTTGCGGGCATCTCTTGATACCAGGCACTTAGCAATGATGTCTAAATAAAAATCTTCTCTTGCTTCGGGTGCGCTAGGTATTCTCATTTTTTAATCTGTAAGTTTTCAGGATCTCGTAATGTTGAAGATGGATCAACTCTAGGTCCTGAGTTTATACCAGCCTGAGATGGTGTCAAGCCCGCAGCCTCAGGTTCTTTACCTAGTAACGGTCCAACAGGTTTTGAGAATTGTCCAGCAAGAATAGATTGCATATTCATGCCTTTCATTCCGCCACCCCAGACCGCTGCGTCACCAGGGCGGGCTTCCCTTGGGGCTTCCGCTTGCGGGGTTGGGACTTGACGCTTGAGCTTGTCTTTGTCAACTCCTTTTTTACGGGTTGCGAACTTTTCGGCATCTGCGTATTCTTTTTCGGTGAACTTGTTTTTCTTGGCGAGGAAGCCTTCTTGGTGCTCGCCTTCACGGGTGGTTTTGATGTCTGACATTCCGAACTCCATTGCGAGTTGCTTGGTGGACTTGTCCGTAAATCTTGTTTTGGCGCTGACCAAGTTAGGAGCTTGCAAAAATACGACCATAACTTCTTCATTACATCCTTTCATGGGACATTTAGGAGTCCTCGATTCAAAATAACCGTGTTTAGCACAGTGAAAATCATTTACTACAGCCATTGTTATATCCCCTTCAATTGCTCGTCAAGTGTTAAATCAGAATAATCATACTTCGGTTTGATACCCATATTAATCTTAATCTCCCCGTTAATCAATGTCAATTTACTGGATTTATGAAGTATGGGCTTGGCTTCTTTGCGATATTGAACAAATAATGAGGTGTCACGGTTCTGCATAATGGCTACTTCCCCATTAATCCATTCTTGATAGGCTTTTGACACCCTTCTTTGGACATATTCAGTCAATGGTTCACTCTCATTGATAAAAACATCCCGTATATGGGATGTAGATAACCCAGCAAGCTCTGCAAACAAAGGAATAGAGATTCCTCGGTTCTTATCCTTGAGAAATCTCTTAATAATCCTTCTAAGGTCAGTTCTACTGTGGATTACCAGTGGCATTACCATAAACACCTATCCTTTTAAGGTAATCGGACACATTTCGACCTACAGTGAGCTGTTCAGGGGTGAAATCATCCTGTACACGGGAAACTCTACGAGTGAGCTTCTGATTTATCAATCTTGGCTGTACTTGTTCGGCATAAGCAGCGCAAGCTAATGCTGTAGCGATAACACGGTCATCTTTGTTGCGACCAGATGCTTCAATTGAGCTGCCATCACGAATAGTGGTTTTCATTTCATCAATGGTATCCAAATCGTAAATGTCTAACATCCCACGCTCAAAGTAATCCTTCATGTAGGTGAGCATCCTCTCTTTGGTAGCTGCCGTTGTCATCCAGCCAATCGAGTTAGACAAGCCACCCATCGTATCGTTCCTGCGCCAGATGTAGTTCTGCATATTGCCGTACACATCCATGAGGTCTTTACCCAAAGCTGTACCCATCGCAGCAGCTTGACGCTTGAGGTTGCGTAGTTCATTGATGACCGCCTGACCTGGACCATTGATCTCAAGGTTAAGGGTAGAGTTTTTGTAAGCGCCAGCAAGGTGGGCGATCACCCAGGCAAATTGGTAGGTGTTCATTTCAGAGGTGGCAAATGAAGCCACCTGCTCAAGCCCGTCTGCATATACCCGCAGCACCTGAATACAGAATCTATCAGCCCAGTCGCTAGATCCATAAGCAGGATCAGCACCGATAACATAATAAGCAGTGTCCACAGGTTCTTCCCAAACCTTGAGCGTGGCAAGACGCTCAGTGGATTTAAGCACTTCCGTATCTTGAAAGTTAACTCCAAAAGAATATCTATAGGACTCATAGGGTACTTTCTTTAGTTTTTTCATGGCATCGGTACATCTTGCATTGGAGAAGAACGATGTGCCAGTCATCACAAAAGCGTAGTCCTCAGTAGGCGGAAACTCCTGATACATGAGAGAGTCATCCTTAATACCTTCTAGCATCTTCCAGCGCCACCAGGCAATCTGACGGGAATTGATTTCAACACCGTAGAGCTTTTTGATGTCACGCACCCATTCTTTTTCTTCACCTGTGAGCTTGCCATCCCAATAGACTTTGTAAGTCTGACCTTCAGGATCTAGGGAATACAGTTCATTACGCCACCAGCCACAAAAGATAGCCCGTTGTGTGCGAGCCTTCTTAGCAGTGGTGTACATATCGTGAAACATATTAAAGCCACGAGCTGTGGACTCAAAGGTGTACAGACGATCAGGATTGGTTTCCGCTAAAGACGCTAGCAAGGAAGCTAATCCTTCTTCATCTCCCCAGCTTGAGGTTTCCGTTCCATGAAGGTATGTAATAGCCTTACCACGACCCAGACTTCCTTTCGCTCTAAGCCCAGCGACTTGATAAAAGATACGGCTGCGGTTTTTGAGGGAAAGCTGATTTCGGTTGTGAGCAAGGATCGGGATTTTGAACTCTTTGGGCAAACCATCCATATACATGGCAAGGGTTGTTCGGAACATATCCCTATTTTCTTCCGTATCTGTTGTGAGTGTGCCTTGAAGCCCTGGGTGCATGAAGTGCCAGTAGAGGTCAAGTGCGAGGGAGATAGTCGTGATTCCAAGTTGCCTTCCTTTCAAGATAACAAAAAAGTGGATGTCCTCCTCCAAGCCCTTTGCAATTTCATTCATCACATAGGTTTGAGTACCAAGAAGGTTATCCATCTTGCGTAAGCCTTGCTCTTTAGTTTCAATCTTGAGCTGCTTACAAAAGTAGTAAAAATGCTGGAGGTTAAATTTACTCATTGGTTAGCCAAGGTAATTTGTTGTTGTATTTCTCAAGCATGGTCTTATTTCCTTGTTCAAAGAAGTCACGACCTACTGAGTATTCGTTACCACCAAGCCTAAAACAAAAAGTGTTTTGTCCTGACCAAGCAAAGTTGGGATATACCTGAGTAGCTGCTGCGTAGAACTTACGGTCACCACCCCAGCCTGGCTGAGAAAGAATAATGGCTAAAGTCTTTAGGCACTCTGTTTTCATGCCCCACATACACCAATCCACAAAGCTATGACCTGGCGCTTGCCAGCAGTCGTGAAGGCTTCCAAGGGCTTCGCAGTTATCTTCACAGATAAATCGCCCTTCCTTCTCGTACACAGAGCGTAGGCAATAGACCCAATCATAATCTTCTTCCATTTTGGTCATAATGGACTCTACATGATTAGGCTTGTACCAATCGTCATCGTTGCAAAAGAAAGTCACATCTTCATTTACAAGAAAAGCACTTGCAGCATAAAGCCTTCTGCCTTCTACATCTTTGCCCCCGACCTTACCATCCCAATAGCAGATCTTTAATTCTGGGTATAGCCTTCTTAGTTCTGCGTATTGATTAAAGCCTTCATCGCAAACAATGTAATGCACCACTGGATAAGTCTGGGCTTTTACACTAGCAATGCAGTTTGCTAACTCCCAGTGGCGCTTCCCGTTGGTAACTGTGACTACGGCTGCGGTTTTCAATTGTGTTTACTCAATTTTTTGGTTTCAAAGTTCGGTAAATCCCAATACGCCACCTTAAGCCTAGCGGTGTGATTCCTGGCTAGGTCAATCAAGGCGGTATAGGTCATGGGGCTAAACCGTTCCTTCCATTCTTTTGCTAATGCGATCTTTTGCTTCTTGGTTTTGCAAGACAAGGCTCTCATCATTTCTGTCTTGAACATCTGGCGTTCTTGACAGAGCCGTTCCCAATCAGTGGACGCAATCACCATCTTCAGGCTCTAGCAATTTCTTTAAGTGCAAGATCTCCGCTTCAGCCATCATGAGCAGTTCAGAGGACTTGGCATGAACCCGCATCAACTCATGGAAGATGTCATCTTTAGTCATAGCCCATATTCTGGTCATGTATTCCTTCTTAGCAATGTCACCAGCCTTCTCAATGTACTGCTGGACTGATATTGCGTCTTTTATTCCGTTCTCCATACTCTTATTCCTTCTCCGTCTTTTCTAGCAATAAACTTCCGATTCAATTGTTTGCCTGTTCTGTAGTTTGCATTACAGACAATTTGCAGCTTCCCCGCTGGTACAAAGAATGATTCACCGATCTCCATAATCCTATATGGGTACACATTGCGCTTTTTCTCAGGGGGTATGGGAATATTTTTTTCTACTTCAATAGTCATGCTATTCTCCTTATAACTTAACTCATCATACACTACCATGATACACACATACAACGAATATCATCTAGGCGATAACCTTATTCATCTGAACTATTTGCGTAAAGTTTGTGAGCAAGATAGTGACATGGACTTTGTTCACCATTGCCATCCGCAGTATCACAGCCAGCTACAACCCTTATGTGAGGGGGTTAGCATCCTCTTAGCAGATCTATCCATCCCACCAGGCTCTATTAACGCTTGGATTGGCAGGGATAACTACTTTCACAACCATCCTCTTAGACGGCAGTGGGCGCAATTTCACATGGAATGGTTCGATCACCTATCAGACCTGTTAGAAGTTTCCTCGCCTATTGATTGCAAGGAAGATCTCTTGTTCGAGTATCCTGCTCTAAGAGAGCAGTCTAGGTATGAGTTTGACCTCCTAGTCATTAACGCTCCCCCACAGTCAGGGCAATTACCAGACTTTAATGCGGATTTCTTTAAAAAACGGGTCATGGAATTAACAAATGAGGGGTTAAAAGTCATTACTACCCATCCTACAGGCATCGTTCCTAGCACTCTTGAGAGCCATTACACGGTCACTGACATCGGTGTGCTTAGCAAAGGCGTGCAGTTAATCGAGGGTGTGGATACTGGTCCAATGTGGACTACCCACAATATCTTCAATCAAGACAAGGTGTTATCACGCCTGATCTACACCAACGCCTCTGATTCATTCGATCTGTCAAAGAATGTCATCGTTAAGCAAAGTCTAAAAAACTAGAATTTTTTTTGGGGTGGAATGGGAGAGGGGTACGCTCTCCATCAAGTCCAGTCCCATTCACTTGGGCGGATTCAGTCAACGATCTAGCAACAATCAACGGGTAACCATTACCAGTTACGCCTATAGATACTATATAAGGCATTGAGCTAGTGATGACAGGGATACCCTTTAGGAATTATGTAAAACAACAGAGGGCGGAGAGTTGATTACCTTTCCCCACTTCATTCTTACCTACTTCCCATATATGTAACTATCTACTAACTTACATAATTACTATATAAATATAGAAACTATAGAAGTCTATGACTTATAGAAAATAGACTATAGACCTATAGATTATAGAAGATAGACTATGCACCTGGATCATAGCATAAGACTATTGACAATTAAACAACAATTAAAAAATACAATCAAAATACTTGTTGACAGTAATCATTCTATGCTTATAATCATATCTATGCAGTAAAGCATTACACTTAAAACCTAACTACTAAGAGGATATACCATGCAAAATACTACAAGCCGTATCAGCGTATATGACAGCGTTACTAATAAGATCATCTCTCAACTTGAGAGCGGGATAGCACCTTGGATCAAACCTTGGAAATCTGGTCAAGCTGGCGGAGCTGATCGCAATATCGTATCTAAAAAAGAGTATTCAGGCGTTAACCGCTTGATCTTAGGGATGAGCGGTTATTCATCACCTATTTGGGGATCATTCAAACAATGGCAGGATCAGGGCGCTACAGTTAAAAAGGGAG